AAAGATAATTATAAAGATTTACTATAGATTATCTATAGATTATCTATAGATACCTCTTCTCATCAACCTCTTCCCCATCCTAGCACGGCCCGACAGGTTTTGTCAACCCCCCAGCGAAAAAAAAATTTTGTTGACACCCGACAGGCCGACGTGGTAGGCTCTGCGAAACTCAAATCGGAGATTAAAATATGATTAAGAATCATTATCATATAGTTCGCAATGCTTTACCGCACGATCTATGTGACCACTTAGTAGTACAAAGTTTTTTATATAATGATCCTGAGAAAGCAAAGGTTAATAACCCGACAGGATTTGTAGACAATCCCAATGTAAGAAATACAGAAGTAGTTTTTCATCCTTGTAAATCTGATCTTGGTAAGTTCTTTAAACAGAATGCTAAGACAGTTAATAAAGAAGCTGAATGGTTCTTTAATATATCACGCATAGAAACCATACAGGTATTAAAATATATTGAAGGTAGTTTTTATAATAAACATATTGATTTAACTATACCATCAGGTGTAGGATACCATCAGAAACAACGAAAGATTAGTTGTAGTTTACAATTAAATTCACCTACTGAATATCATGGTGGAAACTTTAATCTCTTTAGTTTAGATGGACAACTATTAGATATAACTTTAAATAAAGGAGACTTATTATTATTCCCTTCCTTTATCTCTCATGAGATAGAAAAAGTAACTAAAGGAATACGTTATAGTTCAACAGCTTGGATAGAAGGATTATCATTTAGATGATTAATGTACTGTCGTTATTCGATGGTATGTCTTGTGGACGCATAGCTTTAAATAAATTAGACATACCATGTAGATATTACGCTAGTGAAGTAGATAAATATGCAATCAAAGTTTCATTAGCTAACTACCCTGATACCATACAGCTTGGAGATGTTACCCAAGTCTATTGGAAAGATCAGAACTTACACAAACACCTTCAACCTAAAATAGATTTACTTATAGGTGGTAGTCCCTGTCAGGGATTCTCATTTGCAGGTAAGCATTTAAACTTTCAGGATGATAGGTCTAAATTATTCTTTGAGTATGTTAGATTACTTAATGAAGTTAAGCCTAAGTATTTTCTCCTAGAAAATGTAAGGATGAAGAAAGAATCTGAGGATATTATCTCTCAGTACTTAGGGGTATCTCCTATAGCTATTAACTCTAATACTTTATCCGCACAGAATAGGCAACGCTTATACTGGACTAACATCCCTGTCTCTCAACCAGAAGATAAAGGTATTAAGCTTAAAGATATCTTAGAAGATGGTGTAGTAGATAGGGATAAGTCCCATTGTTTAGATGCAAACTATTGGAAAGGAGGTAATCTTAAATCTTACTTTGAGAAACATAGAAGACAGTTAGTATTTGATTCTAAAACTAATACCAATACTAACAATATTATAACTCAATGGATGTATGGCTTAACTAATTTAGAATGGCGTAAGCTCACACCAATCGAATGTGAAAGACTACAGACTGTACCTGATAACTATACAAACCATGTATCTAATACCCAACGATATAAGATGTTAGGTAATGGTATGACTGTAGATGTAATAGCTCATATATTGAAAGGAATGAAACTATGAGTAAGAAACAATTTAATTATGTTCTTTCAGATATCCCTAATGATGATGAAGGAAAAGCTTTTGTAAAACAGCTTAGACAATTCTTTAATAAGGATCGGTATGCCATACGTGTACGTGGACAGTATCTAAAGGATGGTTTAAATTGGAGACACTATACCTACGGACAACCTCTTTCGCATTCAAAGTGTATGCGTATTTATATAAAGGAAAAAATATAATGACTCATAAAATTGAACCTGACTTAGAGATGCAGATATATCGTAACAATATTAATGATTTACAGAAACAATTACAGGAGTCTTACCAAAGGAATCTACAATTACGTACTAAAATAACTGAGTTAGAAACCATACTAGATAGTTGCGATTGGAATTGTCACAGTTAAAGATTTAAATATAATAAAAATTGATTCAACATTAACAAAGGAGTTTACTAATGACACCCTTTCAATTAGAGCCTGATAAAATAAAAGAGATAAAGGATTATTGTAATTCTATTTATGATAATAGTCGCAAGGCCCAAGTGAAGGATCATATCCTTGACGATAGTAGAACAGGTAGAGAAATTAATTTGCAAGGTATGGGTGCAGAGATATGGTACAAAGAAAAGTACAACATTCCTTATAATTTAAATGCTACCTTGGATGAAGGTCCACGTACTTATAAGAAAGATGTAGACTGTGTAAGGGAAGGGATGCATCTGGAAATAAAACAAACTGCTTATCCGACAGGTTGTTTGTTCTTGAATGCAACCGACCACTATGGTAGACCGCGTAAATTGTTAGCAGATATGCATGTCTTAATCATAGGAAAGTTTCCTAATTACGATAGGGATTTGTATATAGGTAACTTATCGTTAGTAGATAAATTCTTTAACAAGAAAGTGAATGAACTTACTCCAACTATCCATCCTAAGATAGGTAAGTTTGGATATCATATGGAACAAGATGAAATGTTTGAGACATTTGAAGAGGCAGTAGAAGCAAATGGAAGAGTCAAACCAAATACACCAACCCTGTCCTGACTGTGGCAGTAGCGATGCATTAGCTATCTATGAAACAAATAGTTATTGCTTTAGTTGTAAACAATGGAAACCTTTAGATGATGAAAGAACTGATATGAAAGCTAATACTCAAGCTAAACCTATACCTCATAGCCGACAGGAACTTGGGGCTAACTATAGAAAGCCTAACTTTACTGCCATTGAAGATCGGCATATCGAATTAGAAACCTGTCGTAAATATGGAGTACAGACTAGCACTAACCGACAGGATCAAGACATCCATATCTATCCTTACTATTCTAAGGAAAGAGAACATGTTATAAATAAAGTAAGAGTGGTAGATGAAAAGAAATTCTACTCTGAAGGAGAGTCAGGTGTTGATACTACATTATTTGGTCAACAACTTTTCAAAGAAGGTGGAAAGTTTATTACAGTATGTGAAGGAGAGATTGATAGTCTTTCAGCTTACCAAATGTTGGGAAGTAAATGGCCTGTTGTTAGTGTTAGGAATGGTGCTGCTTCTGCACCGTCTGAAATAAAACGTAACCTAGATTATCTGGAAACCTTTCAGAATATAGTGTTATGTTTTGACTCTGATCCTGCTGGACAGAAAGCTGTTAAAGAGATAGCAAACCTATTAGAACCTGGTAAGTGTAAGATCATGCACCTTAGTCGTAAGGATGCTAACGAATATCTTATGGAAGGTAAGTCCCAATCATTCGTTAATGACTTCTGGAATGCACGTACTTTTACACCAGAAGGGATTATATGTGGGCCTGATTTAAGAGATAGATTATTATCAGATCAAGTAGTGAAGAGTTTAGCTTATCCTTGGGATGGACTTAATGCCATCACTTATGGGATGCGTAAGAATGAACTAGTCTTAGTAACTGCTGGCTCTGGTATCGGTAAGAGTAGTGTGATGCGTGAGTTAGTTCATTACATTATTAGTACCACTGATGAGAAGGTAGGATGTTTATTCCTTGAGGAGAGTGTACGACAAACAGGATTAGGTATCCTATCTGTTGAAGCTTCTAAAAGATTTCATATTACTTCTGAAGAAGAACGGGATTGGACAGTAGAAGATAAAGAGAAAGCGTTAGATAAACTAAATGATTTAGAACAGTTAGTATTCTGGAATCACTTTGGTAGTTCTACTCTGGAAAATCTTTTAACTCGTGTTAGATATATGGTTAAAGGATTAGACTGTCAGTATATTATCCTAGATCATATCTCGATGGTAGTGTACGAAACTACGAATGAACGTAAAGCTATTGATGATATCATGGTGAAGCTACGTACTCTTGTACAAGAACTTGGTATACATCTAATCGTTGTCTCTCATTTGAGCAGACCACAAGGTACAGGTCATGAGGAAGGATCGAATGTATCCCTTAATCAACTACGTGGATCACATAGCCTAGCTCAACTACCTGATATGATCTATGCCTTGGAAAGAAACACACAAGCTCTGGATGAAAATGAAAGGAACCGTACTTGGATACGAGTATTAAAGAACCGTTTCTCTGGAGAGAGTGGACCTGCAACTCTCTTGCAATGGGATAAGAAAACAGGTAGGTTAACAGAAGTTCCTTTTGATGAACAGGAAAGTATTGAGAATGGTGATGATGAATTTAATGATGAAAGAGACTTCGGATAATAAATATCTAGTCATTGATATAGAAACAAATGGACTACTCAATACATTAGATAAATCCAAAGAGGTAACTAAACTTTACTGTATTGTTACCAAGGATATAGAAACAGGAGAGATAGTCACCTATACTAAGGAAGAATGTTATACTAAATTTAAACCTTCTTCTAATACTATCTTCATAGGTCATAATATTTTAAGCTATGATCTACGAGTGTTAGCTAAACTTATAGGATATAAACATCCTGCTTCTAAATGTATTGATACTCTTATTCTTTCTCAGCTTTTCAATCCTATTAGAGAGAAAGGTAATAGCCTAGCGGCATGGGGTGAGCGTCTTGGATTTCCCAAGATGCCATCTCCTAACTTTGAATACTATACTGAAGAAATGTTAGAGTATTGTATCAATGATGTAGAGTTAACAGAGAAACTATACTACCATCTCATGACTAATGAGAAGAAAAAGTTTTCAATAGAAAGTATACGGAGAGAACATGTATTTAGATATTATATGGATCAGCAAGAACGTAATGGTTTTTACTTCAATCTTCCTTTTGCTACTAAATTCCTCGCACAATTAACAGATGAGAGTATAGATATTGAACATGAACTTCAGGAGATATTTCCTCCTGAAATTATACAACTGAAAACAAAGACTAAGGAAAAACCTTTTAACCCTGCATCACGCAAACAGATAGCTGAACGTCTAATGGAGAAGGGATGGAAGCCTACTCTTAAAACAGAGAAAGGAAACATCATAGTCAATGAAGATGTCTTAGCTAAGATCGAAGGTATATCTGAGTCAGAGTCTATACTTAAATACCTATTACTACAGAAACGTGCATCCCAGGTTAAGTCATGGATTAAGTTTTGTAATCCTGATACCTTCAGGGTACATGGTAGAATAAAAACATTAGGTACAGTGAGTACAAGATGTAGCCATTTAGACCCGAACATTGCACAGACTCCTGCTACTTACTCTCCTTATGGTGAGGAATGTAGGACATGCTGGACTGTACCTGATGTAAATGATTATACTTTATTAGGATGTGATGCTTCTCAATTAGAGTTAAGAGTGTTAGCGCATTACATGAAAGATAAAAAATATATACATCAAATTTTACACGGTGATATCCATACAACTAATCAAGAGATGGCTGGATTAGAAACAAGAGATCAAGCCAAGACTTTTATTTATGCACTGATTTATGGTGCTGGTGCAGGGAAGATAGGATATATTATGAACAAGTCTGCCAAGCATGGACAGGCTACCAAGAATAAATTCCTTAGAAATGTACCAGCTTTAAATGGATTACTTGAATCAGTTCATAGTGCGGCTGAACGTAATGGAAAGGTACGTGGCTTAGATGGTAGGTACTTCCATGTACGTAGCCTACACAGTAGTTTAAATGTTTTAATTCAAGGAGGAGGAGCAATAATTTGTAAAGAATGGTTGATACAAATCATGAAAGAAATTATAACGGAGAAGCTAGATGCAAAACCAGTAGCTAATATACATGATGAAATTCAATTTGAAGTACGAAAGGAGAATGCAGAAAAACTAGGAGAGATAACAAAGACTTGCATGAAAAGAGTCGAGAAAATTTTAGGGCTTGACTGTCCTCTCGATTCGGAGTATAAGATTGGTACAACATGGGCGATGACCCACTAACATTTGAAAGGTAACTAAACCAATGGCCGTAATATCTGGTAAAGCTTATTGGGCAAAGCTTGATCAAGCCCAAAATCCTTTTGACTCAACGAAGCCTCGTTGGTCTATTGATGTATCTCTTAATGCCGATGGTGTTAAGACTATGAAAAGTCACGGTGTTCCTATTAAAGATAAGGATGATGACCGTGGCAAGTTTGTTACCATGTATAAGGATCAGTTCCTTAACAATGGTTCTGAACTTCCAAAGCCTCGCCTATTAGATTCTCAGAAGAATGATATTTCTGGTACACTAGTAGGCAATGGGTCTTTGGTGAAGGTATCTTTTACTCCTCGTGAGTGGAAGATGAATAACCGAAAGGGTGTACGTGCGGTACTTAAAGACGTACAAGTTCTTGATCTGGTATCCTATTCTCCACCAGATGAGTTTGATGTTGAAGAAGGTTACACAGCCTCCGAACCTCCTACGGCATCAGATACTATTGATGATCTTGATGACGATATTCCTTTCGAGTAATCAATAGTAAATCAGGACATCAGCTATGAATAAACTTCAAGATTTAGTCTCAGATATCCACCAATCACTATCTTCGCATCAACCAAGTGAGACTGACTTGCAAAAGTTTTTAGCTGATGTTTCTGATTCAGTTACTAAAGCGTTTTCCAATAGAGATGAAGAGGGTATAGTGAGAAACCCTCTTCGTTTCTCTAGTATAGGTAAACCTAGTAGACAGTTATGGTATGCTTCTCGTATAGCAGATCAAGCTGAACCCATCCATCCTTCTACTCGTATTAAGTTTCTCTATGGAGATATAATAGAACAGCTTGTATTATTGTTAATTAAAACAGCAGGTTATGAAGTTACTGATGAGCAAGGAGAGAAGAAAGTAGATGGCATCACAGGCCATATGGACGCAAGAGTTAATGGGGTAGTAGTAGATATTAAGAGTGCTTCTCAATATAGCTTTGATAAGTTTGTAAAAGGAACTATATTTGATGACGATCCTTTTGGATATATAGCACAGTTATCAGGGTATGCTGATGGTGAAGATGAAGCAGCCTTTATTGTGATGAATAAAGTGACAGGACAATTACATGTTTGTACTGTTGACTCGATGGAAATGATTGATTTTAAAAAGAAAGTTAAGGATGTAAAATCTATAGTTAAAGAAGATACTCCCCCTGATAAATGCTATCCCGATATACCTGATGGTAAGAGTGGCAATAGAAAGTTAGCAACAGGATGTAACTACTGTGATTTTAAAATACCTTGCTGGCAGGATGCAAATGATGGTAAAGGATTACGTAAGTTTAAATATGCTAGTGGGTCCAGGTTCTTTACTAAGATAGTTAAACGTCCACCTAAAGATATTGAAGAAGAAAAAATAAATGTACAGAAGTAAACCAGAAGAAGAGTTTGCTATTCATTTAGATGAAGAAGGATTAAACTTTTCGTATGAAGAATTTCGTATACCTTACGTTGTGTCCAAGCACTATACCCCTGATTTCTTTTTACATGAGTATGGATTTTTTCTAGAGTATAAAGGATACTTTAAACCTGCTGACAGAAAGAAACATCTTCTTATTAAGAAGCAACATCCTAACTTTGATATTAGATTTATCTTTCAGAATGCAGGTAACAAACTAAACAAAAGGTCTACTACTACGTATGCAGATTGGTGTGACCGTCATGAATTTAAATGGTCACAAGGTAAGATACCAAAACAATGGTTAAGAAAACAACGATAACTTCTACTATACATTTCTATAAAGAAACTAATTTAATAGATAAGTTTAATAACTTTATAGAGAAAGAAACTTCTGTAACTATCGAAGCAGAAGATAATGAAACGACTCCCCCTAAAAGTCCTGAACAATTATTATTTCTTGCAGTTGTTTACCAAGCTTTACTTGACGCTACTAAAGAAGAAAGGCATAATGATTCGGAAGAAGTAAAACGATACAGGAAAGAAGCGACTAACTGGTTTACTGTAGAGTATGGAACTACTGCTACAGATTTTGAAGAAGTTTGTTATCTGGCAGGATTAGAGCCTCGTTTAACTCGTTCCTTTGCACAGAAAATATTTACTAAAGAAATAAAATTTGAACGTAAGCGTATTAATGTTTTAATAAATGCGAGTGATAAAAAAAATGTCTTATAATATTATACCTCCTAAGATTACTTTAGAGACTTCTCCTAAGTATATTCCTGAAAATGAAACGGAAGATATTGTTAACAATCCTTCTCACTACAACCAGAACACTATGGAAACTATAGATGTTCTGGAAAACTCTATGCCTCGTGTACATTTTTTTGGATATCTACGTGGCAACATACTAAAGTACATGTTAAGATATGAGTATAAGGGCGGCATAGAAGATTTAAAGAAAGCCCAATGGTATCTTGACAGACTTATTACAACCTTTAAGAAACCTTTAGACTAACAACAACTTACACTATTGGAGAATAAAAATGGAACCTGTTACAGAGTACGGCCCTACTGTGCCATCATGTGATGACCTTCACGCTTCTAAGTATCGTTTATCTAATGAATCATTTGATGAATGTATGGCACGTATAAGCCTACACATGTCAGATGATGAAGAACATTTTAAAGAATTAAAAAATATTTTACTTAACATGAGGTTCATGCCAGCAGGTAGAATCCAATCAGCAATGGGAAGCCCTAGAGATGTTACAGCCTATAATTGTTTTGTATCAGGCACTATTGAAGATAGTATGCAGTCTATCATGGAGAAGGCTACACAAGCAGCAGAAACAATGCGCCGAGGTGGGGGTATTGGTTATGACTTTAGTAATATACGTCCTAGCGGTGATCGGATTGTTAGTCTTGATAGCTCCGCTAGTGGTCCTGTTAGTTTTATGCACATCTATGATGCTATTTGCAGGACTATTGTATCGGCTGGTCACAGGCGAGGAGCTATGATGGGAGTGTTGCGAGTAGATCATCCTGATATTGAGGAGTTTATTCGCGCTAAAAGAAACACTACAGACCTTACTAACTTTAATATATCCATTGGTGTAACTGATGAATTTATGGATGCAGTTATTAACAATAAAGAATTTGCTCTACGTTTTGATGGTAAGGATTATAAATATATAGATGCTTCAGCCTTATGGGATGAGATTATGAGAGCCAACTGGGATTGGGCTGAACCAGGAGTATTGTTTATTGATCGTATTAATGAGGAGAATCCTCTACATTATTGTGAAACAATCAATGCTACTAACCCTTGTGGTGAGCAACCTCTTCCAGCTTTCGGTGCTTGTCTCCTTGGGAGTTTTAATCTAGTTCGATATGTATCTCCTCAAAGGGTAGGGAGTAATATTAAATATAGATTTAATTTCTTTCAGTTTGAACAGGACATTCCTGTGATAGTTAATGCTATGGATAATGTTATAGATAGGACTAACTATCCTTTACCTGAACAACAGGTAGAAGCTGTAAGTAAACGTAGAATGGGGTTAGGTATTACTGGTCTTGGTAATGCACTTACCCTTATGGAGATGAAGTATGGTGAACCTAACACATTAAAATTTATTCGTAAGTTAATGCGTACTTTAACTCATGAAGCTTATCATGCTAGTTCTGATAGGGCTGTAATGCATGGTAGCTTTCCTCTATTCGATAAAGATAAATATCTAGAAGGAAAGTTTATCTCTAGGTTCCCTGATAATCTAAAAGAAAAAATTAAAACTCAAGGCATGAGGAACAGTCATCTCATTTCGATTGCTCCTACTGGTACTATTAGTTTCTGTGCCGATAACATATCTAGTGGATTAGAACCTGTATTTTCTCATGAACTAAGTCGAACTGTTAATACAGAGTTTGGTCCTATCAACGTCTTACTTAAAGATTATGTTTATAATAATTATAAAATGAGAGGAGAAACCACTGAAGATTTAACTACCGATGCTCACCTTAATACACAGATAGCTTGTCAACCTTATGTTGATAGTGCTATATCTAAGACTATCAATGTCGGAGATAACGTAACCTTCCCTGAGTTTAAAGATATCTATACAAAAGCTTGGAAAGGAAAATTAAAAGGAGTGACAACCTTTAGACTTGCTGGTAAAAGATATGGTATCTTAAATAAAGTAGAGTCAAATGAGAAAGAAGGTACAGCTTGTTACTTCGATCCTGATACTGGTCAAAAGGAATGTGCTTAATTATGTTACTGTTTAGAAACGTACAAGATAAAGTTGATTCTCTAAAACATGAGATGAATATTTTAAAAGAAAAATATGAGTCAATGGATCATGATGGCGGTCGATATAATACTGCCGCCCATGTACTACAAGAACGTATCAATGAACTGGAATTAAAGGAGTCATTTCGTAGACGATGAAACTAAGTGATCTTAATAGAGCTAGTAGTATTGCGGCTATAGATAGGATTTATGAATCTCATCCTCACTTGTTTGCTGTAGGAGCAGAGTATGATCCAGGAAATGATCCTCAATCTCTACAAAATTCTACTGATATGTGGAATAAAGCTATAGCTCAATTAAAATCTAAATAAAATAGGGGATTTCTTTTGTGTTGGCTTTTAAAGCTCATACAGAAGAATCCCCTATTTTTCTAACCCTACCCCCTAGAGGTATCTAAGAAGGCTACTCACGCCTCAAATTAGAGGGTCAATTTTCCTTCTTCATTACTTTTGACATAGCCCTAGAGCCAAACCAGAAGGAAAGGACGGCGGCAAATAGTCCTTGTGTATTTTCATTCCAAATTTTATCAATCATCTGTGGTTCTACCAGACTAAAGATAACTGATACCTCCACCCCCACAAACATGAAGAAGAAAAAATATGTTATCACTGGTCTAACAGAAGATCGTAATGCTGAAATGAATGGGCTAGTAGTCTTTAAACTTTGATCATGTTTATACAGAGATTTTAATTCCTGTATCTCTGCTTTAAGATCAAGCTCCTTTAATTTATTTTCTGTCATTACCTTGGCATACTTAGCCTTGGCTTCATAGATTTGTAACTCAAATTTATGATCTTGTTGTTTCTTAAAGTAACCTACTACTTCTGGAACTACACCACTTGCAAATCCTAATAGTGATCCTATTAATGAAATCATTTTACTTACTCCCTGAAAGTAGTTTCTTCTGCCCCATTAAAAACTTTTAACAATTCGTTTTGAATAGAGGCTAGGGCTGTATAAAGTAATGCTACTTTTATATCCCCCATAATCCAATTATCTGTTTGTCCATCATCAGCAAAGGTAAGAACAAAAGCTCCATTAACAGAAGGATTGTTTCTTATTTCTTCCTGTACCTTATCCATATATTTTAACACATACTGATGGGTATCCACATCATCCTCTTCTATATTTAAATCTAAATATATATTAGGTTTGTTAGGATGTAGAGGTATGACATTATCTGTATCTTCTTCATCCATAAAGATTCTCCTCAAAGTCAGGAAGGTTTTGATAATTCGAGGTTTCAAAGATAGTGGGAACCATTCCCCTGCCATATATATACAAGTCCATATCTGTCCCTTCCTTCTGTAGTAAAGCTTCAAAGTCTTGAGCTAGGGCTAACAATTCTCCTGTGGTATAGAACACATGTTCCTCATTTGTTTCCTCATTAAGGATGCCTGTCTTAATCCACTTCTGTTTCCCATACAAATCTACTTCTTCTGCATCATCTGGTTTACCATCTGCTGCACAATCCATTCCAAAGATATGGAAACTTCTAAAGCCTAGTGTGTGCATAACGCCAACGCTACGCATAGCTGAACATGTTCCACCTGTAATAAGCTGTTGTCCTTCTAACTCTGATATCTCTAGTAATGCACCAGTGTAAGCATGCCAGCCTACGATGTTAGCCTTCTTCTTATGAAGATACTTTGTAACATCTACATTAGTCATACTGGCTACAAAATAATAAGTATCTTTGTGAGGATTTTTAAGAAGTTCTTTCCTTACGATACCGTGTGTAGACTTCCCTTCAAAGGGACGAGGATCAAGGATCACACATCCCCAAGGAATGATTCCATTTTCAATAAGAGTATTATGAGAATGTTTAACACAAACAACCTTACCTCCTTTCTTTTGTAACTCTCTAATCTTTTCAATATCATCAACCATAGAAGGACCAGCAGAAACTATGATAGCTTCACCTTGATGCCAATGCTTTCGCTCCACCATTTTACCATCAAAGATTTTTAAATTATCTGCAACATTATCTTGGATGTTATCAGGAGGTACACAATCTCTAGGCTTGACTTGAATAGGTACACGGTGAAACTCAGGTAGTTCTTTTAATTGCGGATCATTAACAATCAGTACCAGATTGACATGTCCTCCATGTGCTACCCTGTCATTAGAAGAGATGATTAATCTACGTTGACCATCTTTACCTATTCGATCTGTCCCTCCTAAAGTATCATTGAATAATCTATTAGTTCCTTGAAACTCTATACCCGGTATTTTATTTTCTTCATCCTGGGTATAGTAATCATCCATAATAATAACAGGTATATCTTTACAAAATTCATAGTCACTCAGTACTGTTTCTTCTGAATGCCCACCGTCAATGAAAACAAAATCAGGTTGAATATTATATGTCTTACATAATGCAGGGTCTTTAAGAATTTTTAGTTTCTCTTTTGAATCTCCTTTCATTAGATAGAATGTAAGAGTCTTATCTAACTTAGCATATGACTCAGCCATAGCCGTTAGCTTTAGCTCAACAGACTTTTGCGTGTGGTGTTTCTTTATATTAAATTCTTTTTCATCTGTCTCATTAGATGCATCTTCAAATAAATCTACACCTGTATAATGAACTTCATCCGATTCATTAAAGGCTGCTTGAATCATAGAGCAAGCTGTCTCTCCATTCCATGTACCAATCTCTAAAATATTTTTACGTTTATAATGTTGAACAGTTCGACACAGATCATGGTAACGTGTACCATCTATATTCTTTCCAATGTATTGAGTAGAACCATACTTCTTATTACCTTTAAGATGGACGATATGATTACCTAATGGAGATAATTCAAATGCATCTAGATCATTACATTCAGGAGTGAAGTCGCGTGTAATCATACCATGAACTTCATGAAGAGTACGGAGCCTGTCAAAGACAAAGTTATCTGCAAAAGATCGTAGAGCTAGGACTTCATCACTGTTGTAGTAGTTAACAAAATCTTCAATAAAGACTTGGGTTACAGGACTAGTAGTGCAATAACCGATATAAGAAGAACAAGTAGCGTAAGCATTCTTTCGTCCAAGAAATGTAAGGTCAGGTAAGTCACCATCCTCATTAACTTTATGAGCTTCATCCAGTAGTTCGATAGTAATAGGATTATAGGTAACACTATCAGCATCCAACCAGATTAACCAATCACTACCTTTTTCTTTCGCTTCATAAAATGCCATGTGTTGTGCATAAACTTTATGAGAAAATTTAATAGCATCTTCATAAAAGTTATAAGCACCAT